ACTCATTTGAAGCTGAAGATGGTTGTAATGATGATCTTGCAATGTGTCTAGTAATTTTTGCATGGTTAATTGCACAACCATACTTCAAAGAAATGACAGATAATGATGTTCGTAAGAGATTATATGAAGAACAAAAAAATCAAATTGAACAAGATATGGCTCCTTTTGGATTTATATCCGATGGATTAGACGGAGGAGAAAGTTTTGTAGATGAACATGGAGATCGTTGGCACATTGATGAGTATGGTGATCGCTCATATATGTGGGATTATCGATAATGGACTTTGATGATCAGTTTGAATTAGAACATTTATTTCTTACTGAAAGAAAGTGTAGAACTTGTGGGCAAATCAAAGATTTATTGGATGGATTTTATTTAACTCGTAAAGGAAGAGGAGATATATCTTCTGCATATTCATATGAATGTAAAATATGCACTATAGAAAGAATTAAAAGAAGTAGAACCAAAAGTAATTTAAGTAATAATTGGATTTATCCAGACTGGTAGGTTGTTCATTGGCGGTTTCCCCAATATAAAATTAGCAAATAATAAATATTTGTAGTCAAGTTGAATCTTCTTCAGAGGGAAAGAGACATGTCGCTAAATTTAGTATCACCAGGCGTAAAGGTCAGAGAAATCGATCTCACCCTAGGCAGAATAGATGCGGTAAATGAACTAGTTGGTGCATTTGCTGGTCCATTCCAAAGAGGTCCAGTAGAAGTTCCGATTCTTATCGAGACCGAAAAAGATTTGTTAACCACATTTGGAAAGCCACTAAATGATAGTAATCAATATGAGTATTGGTTAACTGCATCTTCATATCTGTCCTATGGAGGAGTTTTGCGAGTTGTCAGATCGGATTCCTCTCAGTTAAGAAATGCAAACTATCCAGTATCTTCTGCAGTTAATCTAAAAATTAAAAATCAAGAAGATTATGAAAATGGTTATGCAACAGCTACTGATTGGATTTTTGCCGCTAAAGAACCAGGATCTTGGGCAAATAAGCTAAAAGTTTGCACAATTGATGCTGCTGCAGATCAAAGAATTGCTATTGGAACTTTTGGAATCACAGTTGGATCTGCTATTACTTGTGGCATCTCAACAAGCTATGTAACTTCAAGCGGAACCGTTGAAACATTTACTGGATTTGTTAAAGGTATTGTTGCCGCAGTAAATGCTCCTGTTGGAGGCGTAACAATAGCGTCTAATTTAGGTAGTATTGATGTTAAAATTGTTAGTTTACATGATTCCAATACGGGCGTAAGTACTCTAGTTGATTATTCATCTTCTTCATTAAATAGAATTCTCGGCGGTGCTGGGCAATATTTGCAAATTTTCAATAATGTAGGAACAGCTACTTCATTAGAAAAGTCTAGATTGACTAATTCCGCAAATGTGGGTGTGGGTTCAACAGTTATTACTGCAAACGGCGATGGTATTAGTTTCATACAGTCTAATTCTCTTGTATCTGTTGGTGATCTAATCCAAAGTCTAAATGGTGCTTTTAGTGCAAGAATTACAGGTATTACTACAACTCAAATTATTGTTGACACTGCTTCTCCAGTTGCTTTTGCTGCAACTTCATTGGTTATTAGATACGCTAGAAATGTAACCGATGATACTCTAAGTAAGGGTGAAGGTTTATTCACTCAATCATTTAACACTGCAATCGATTGGTATGATCAACAAACTCTGGGAATATCAAATAATGTAGTTTTCTGGAAATCAATTGCACCAAAACCAGGTACATCTGCTTATGCAAAAGAAAGAGGTGGAAAAAATGATGAACTTCATGTTGTAGTTGTAGACGAGTCTGGATCAATAACAGGTGTTTCTGGAAATATTTTAGAAAAATATACAAATTTAAGTAAAGGAGTAGATGCAAAAATTTCGCCATCAGAAAATATTTACTATAAAAATTATCTGGCAAATATTTCTAATTATGTGTTTGCAGGAACTAGTGATTCAGTATTAGGAAATGGTTTTACTACAATTAATGGTTTTGTTCAAACTAGTGGTGGATCAATTGCCGCTGGTCAAAACGCTGCTGGAGTCAATTTTGGTTCTTCTGGAAATAAATCTTATAGTCTATCAAATGGATTTGATTATTCTTCTGCGTCTGGCGGAATGTCAGTAACTCTATCTGATATATTGAATTCATATGAACTCTTTAGAAATCCTGCAGAGTATGATCTCAATTTCATAGTTTCGGGTCCAGATGGTGGAAGCACAATATTTGAAGCTCAAGCAAAAGCTAATAGGTTGATCGACATTGCTGAGTCTAGAAAGGATTGTATCGCTTGTATTTCTCCTAGAAGAACAGGACTTATTGGTGTAACCAATACGGATACTCAAACAAATAATATTATTGCCTTCTATGATTCAGTATCATCAAGTTCTTATGCTGTTTTTGATTCGGGTTACAAGTATATGTTCGATAGATTTAATAATGAATTTAGATATGTTCCACTGAATGGTGATATTGCTGGACTGATGGCAAGAACTTCTATTAATAATTTTGCTTGGTTCTCGCCAGCTGGTGCTTCAAGAGGTGTTATAAACAATGCAATTAAACTTGCATATAATCCATCTCAATCGCAGAGAGATTTACTCTATCCTAAGAGAATCAATCCAGTAATTTTCTCTCCTGGTGCGGGAATTATTCTTTTTGGTGATAAAACTGGTCTTGCTGTAGCAAGCGCGTTTGATAGAATTAATGTTCGTCGTCTGTTCTTAACAGTTGAAGATACCATTTCAAGAGCAGCTAGAGCTCAACTTTTTGAATTTAATGATGTTATTACAAGATCTAACTTTACTAATATTATTGAACCATACCTTCGTGATGTTAAAGCAAAAAGAGGAATCACCGATTTCTTAGTAGTTTGTGACGAATCTAATAATACACCAGATGTGATTGACGCAAATCAATTTAGGGCTGATATTTTCATCAAACCTGCAAGGTCAATTAACTTTATTGGTCTTACTTTTGTTGCTAATAGAACTGGTATTAGCTTTGAAGAGGTCGTTGGAACTGTTTAATTTTTTCTAAAAACATTAATCCCTATAGAGGTAAAAACAAATGGCATTTTCAAATACTCCAAGTTACAGCTCCAGAACTTTAGAAGATTTTAAAGCAAGATTAATTGGTGGAGCAGCCAGACCCAATTTATTTGAATGCGAGCTAGCATTTCCTCCATTTGCTCTCGGAGCAACAGCATCTGCAAACACAGATAATACTAGAAGTGTAAGTGAACTTTCTAGATTTATGATTAAGTCCGCAAACTTGCCCGCATCTAATGTTGGTGTTATTGATGTTCCTTTCAGAGGAAGAAGTTTAAAAATTGCAGGAGATAGAACTTTTGATGTTTGGACAATTACAGTCATAAACGATGTTGATTTTTCTCTTAGAACTGCTTTTGAGAGATGGATGAATGCTATTAACAAACACGATGATAATTCCGGTTTAATTAATCCAGCACAGTATCAAAGAGATGCATATGTAAAACAATTTGGTAGAGCTTCAGTATCATCAGCAAATTCTAGTGTTATATCACCAACTCAAACTGTACCTGGTGATCAAATTCCTGTTTTAAAAGCATATCACTTCCACGGAGTATTTCCAACTGCGGTAAGTGCTATTGATCTTTCTTATGATTCTAACGATGCAATCGAAGAATTTACAGTAGATCTACAAGTTCAGTGGTGGGATGCTTTAGATTCTGAGGGAACAAGTCAATTAGGCACAGATACTGAAGTATTGAACCCTTCATAAATAATACAAATAGAGTTAAATATTTGAATAATGCCTAAATTATTTGGTTTTAAAATCCAAGATTCGGAGAACGATGGATCAAAAAAATCCATCGTTTCTCCTGTTCCGGAGAATCAAGAAGATTCTTCGGATTTTTATGTCTCTAGTGGATTTTATGGACAATATGTTGATATTGAAGGAGTCTATAGATCTGAATATGACTTAATTAAAAGATATCGTGAAATGGCAATTCATCCAGAGGTAGATGGAGCCATTGAAGATATCATTAATGAAGCAATTGTATCGGATCAAAATGATTCTCCGATAATGATTGATTTACAAAATGTTCCAGCTTCAGACAACTTAAAAAAATTAATTAGAGAAGAATTTAAGTATATCAAAGAACTTTTAGACTTTGATAAAAGATGCCATGAAATTTTAAGAAACTGGTATGTTGATGGTAGGATTTATTATCACAAAGTTATTGACTTAGATAATCCATCGGAAGGTATCAAAGAAGTTAGATACATTGATCCGATGAAAATTAAATTGGTAAGAAAAATTAAAAAAAATGGTAAGCATGTTCTAAATCCATCTTTTATGGTTTCTGATGGTAAAACTGCAAACGCTAATATGATGACTCCTGAAGTTGAGGAGTTTTATGAATATGATCCAAACACTAGAGGAGGTGGAGCTGGCCAAACTACTAGTAGTTTTAAAAATGCAGTTGGTGGTGCAGCAAGAATATCAAAAGATGCAATCACATATGTGCATTCTGGATTAGTAGACAGGAATAAACAGGTTATCTTATCATATCTGCACAAAGCAATTAAAGCACTTAACCAGTTAAGAATGATTGAAGATTCACTGGTTATCTATCGTTTATCTCGTGCTCCAGAAAGAAGAATCTTTTATATCGATGTAGGCAATCTTCCAAAAATTAAGGCAGAACAATACCTTCGTGATGTGATGACTCGTTATCGTAATAAACTTGTTTACGATGCAAATACTGGGGAGATTCGTGATGACAAAAAAATGATGGCGATGTTAGAAGATTTTTGGCTTCCTCGCCGTGAAGGTGGTAGAGGAACCGAAATCTCCACTCTCCCAGGCGGCCAAAATCTGGGCGAACTTGCTGACATTGAATATTTCCAGAAAAAACTTTATAGAGCTCTAGGTGTTCCAGAATCAAGGTTGGCTCAAAGTGGTGGATTTAATCTTGGTCGTTCATCTGAAATTTTAAGAGATGAAA